ACTTATTCTGACAAACTGATGCCCATAGGAGGCTTATATGAAAACTTATTTTGATGGTGCTGGTTTCTCTGCTGAAAAGATTGCTGTTCAACAGTTCAAAGGTAAGCTGGTAACTGACAAGGCACAACAGTACAAAGACATTGATGCGGTGCTTCCTACCAAGAAGGGTGTTTGGAACACAGTGAGTATTAAAGACCAACTGTGGTCGTCTAAGAAGTTCGGTGGTATTCAAATTGAGACTGAACTGGTGAACACTCGTAATGGTAAGACAATGCCCGGATGCTTCTACCAGAATGAATCAGTAATGTATTTCTGGCGTGTCTGGACGAAGGAACATGGTGACACATGGTTCATTGTGAAGTCCAGTGTGCTAAAGGAATACGTAGAGAAGAATAAGTCCAGTCTCAAGACATGGCAGACACAACAGAAGACTGAGGCCAAGAATAGGAGTTATAACCGTGCTTATGACCGTGCTAAAGGCTGTACGCTTTGGGTTAAGGACATCACCCACCTCGGTCAACTCAAACCAGTTCAAGGAGGTAAAAAGCCCTAATGAAATACAAGAAGTTTGATGACTTACCTATTCATGCCTTTGAGAATAAGGAATGTACCAAGACACCTTCCCCAGAACTACGGGAGTACCTGTGGTATATGCTGGAGCACCATGAACAAGACCTCGCGTATATTTGGCGCTATAGCCAGCAGTATTACAAACACGGTGGTTGCTACCTGATTGGATGGGAAAGGTGGTTGGAGAAACTTAGGCGTGATTTGAAAACTTATAACACAAAGGAGACTGAATAATATGGCGGCATTTCTGACCCAGCAAAGCCAGCCATTACACCTTGAGAATACTCTACTGACTTATGGGAACGATGCCCTTTCAATTAACAACGCATTTGACACCTACCGTGAAATGAAAATGGATGGTGTTATTAGTGGGTCAATCAGTTATTTGAAAGCGGTACTCACCAAGGGTAAGTTCAAGATTGATTATAGGGATGACTCAACACAAGCTGAGAAGTCCCTGATTGATGCCTTGAACCAATCCCTTGAAGACATGACAGACTATGACATTAAACGTCTGCTGTCTAATTGGCTTTCCATGATTGATTATGGGTGTTCCCTGAACGAAGTAGTTCTGGAAAGGCGTAATGGAAAGATGGTGTTCAAAACCATCTCACCGATTCACCTGTCAAGTGTACAGAAGTTTGAATTCAAAGGTGGTAAACTCAATAAACTTCAACTCAGTCCTGTTGAGAATGATGGTCTGGTGAAGAACCTTGACACTACACAGAAAGAGATTAACGGTAGTAAAATCTTGTTCTTTAGGCTTGAAAGCGACCAAGACTTCCCGTTGGGCAAGTCACTGCTGTATGGTGCTTATACCAGCTATAAAGCGAAGAAGATTGCCGAAGAATATAATCTCATTGGGATTGCCAAGAACCTGAGTGGTGTACTCGATGTAAAGGTTCCGTCAGAATACATTAACAAGTTCTACATGGAACCTAACAGTGATGAGGCCATTTACGTCAGTAACCTTCTTGACCAAGCCGAAATGCTTCACGCGGGTAAAGGCTCGTACATTCTTACTGCCAGTGACACACAGGAGAATGGTGTAAGGCTGTTTGAAGTAACTACTGTCGGTGGTAATGGTGGTAATGCTTCCAACTACAACGTAGGTCAGTCTCTTGACAGGTACAATCAAGAAATCCTGTTGAGTCTACAGACTACTGTGCTGGCGATGGGTGCTGGTGAGAACTCTGGTGGTTCGTTCGCTCTTGCTGACAACAGTACGTACCTGATGACACTGTTCATTGAGAACATCCGTGCCATTATTAACCAAGAGTTTAAGAAAGCACTTCGTATTGCGTTTGAGGCGAATGGCCTGGAGACTTCAAGGGTTCCTGACCTGAAGTTTGATGCTATTGCTCCTGTTGATTGGGATGACTTCACTAAAGGTTGGCAACGTCTTCTGGCAAGTGGTGGTGTTACTGCTACTGAGGAACTTGAAGCATGGTTCCGTAAGGAAGGTAGTGCTCCTAAAGCTGACTACACGAAGAAACTTAATAACGACACGAAGGCTGATGAATCAGAACGTGTTGGCGACAAGGAGGGTTAAGAAATGGCTACTATGAACCTTGACCCTAACAACGTTGTTGACCAGATGCGTTTGAACACTGGTGACTTCATTGAAGACGAACCTTTCCTTCAAGATGATGTTTACCTGTGGTACTTACAGGAGAATGGTAACAGTGTAATTGATGGTTCCATCGCAGCATTGGAATCAATCATTAGTTACATCGCCCTGTCACCTTCCTCTTGGGAGATTGGTGATGCTTCTGAAGACCGTCCTTCAATCCAATCTCTGGAAGCGAGACTGGTGAAACTTCGTGCGAAACGTTCTAACGCGAAGGTACCTGTTGTTATTAAGTCTGACCGTAAGAATTGGGATGACATTAACTGTCTTTTCAATAACGATTCTTTGAAGTAACGAAACCAATAGAGGTAATACACACATGGCTAACGAAGAAAAGAAAGGGTTGTTTGAACGTATTATTGGAAGCCACAAGAAGAAAGCCGAAGACAACAGAGGTAATCTTGAGGCACAAATCAAGGAGAAACTGAAAGGGATTGTTTACGAGGAAGAACTTGTTGACGAACTCGCACCAGTCTTTATGAAGCTGAATGGTGTTGAGGGGTTTGACAAGGTGTTTGAACTGCTCGAAACCAAAGAGAAACAGATTGAATACATCTCTGGTGGAGACTGGTTCAAACAGGAAGCTGAGGAAGAAACTCAGGAAATTAAACGTGATGAAGACGAAGAGGAAGAGACTGACACTTCCCTCGTTGATTCTATTCTGTCAAAGAAATATGGAGAGTAAAACATGGCTATTGTTCAATCTGGTGTGAGCGGTAAGGAAGGTTTTCTGGTTCAAATGAACGGTGATTATAACGTACCTTTCGACCAAGTGGAAGTCACTGGCACCTTTGCCAGCGGTACTATTCTTGAGAACGCTACTACTGCTGTTAGCTCCACTTCTACTGAAGTGCTGGGTGTTCTCGCAGAAGACGTTGATGGTACCGCATTCGTTCGGGTAGCCGTTCGTGGGAATCCTACCACCATTAACGCACAGGAACTCATCTACGGTACTGCTGTGGCAGAAGATGTGGACGCCCTGCTCGCTGAGAAAGGTCTTGTTGTAGTCAATAAGTAATTGATTTTACAACGAACTATAAATAACTAAAGGAGTTTTAATAAATGGCTATTCGTAACAACACTCAAGTTCAGGACATGACTACCGCCATTGAGCGGGTACCTTTCAAACCCGGTCTTATTTCCTCTATGGGTCTGTACCGTGGTGTCAGTGTCAACGCAGACGCAGTAACCTTTGACGTTCGTGAGAACTCTCTGGCTATTCTGGATGACCACCTGCGCAACGTTGCTCAAAAGAATGGTATGGCTGACCGTGAATACGACATTCACACGCTTGCCATCCCCTCGTACCCCATTGTTAACAGTATTGGTCGTGAAAAACTGGCTGGTCTTCGTGGGTTCGGTAAGGAAGCACAGGAAACTGTCGCTGCTGCCGTTGCTGAGGAACTGGAACGTCAGGCTGAACGCCACGATGTTCACTATGAGTACCTCGCATCACTGATGACTATGACTGGTCAGATTGACACCACTCACTATGGACTGATTAACGCTGCTACTGAGTTTGGTGTGTCTCGTCCGACCCAATCCATCACTGATGGTTCTGTTGCTGCTGACCTTCGTGCCGCACAGTCCAAGTCCAAAGCTGGTCTGATGAATGGTGGTCGTACTCAGGGTTACGTTGTGTTCGCTGGCGCTGACCTGTTTGAAGCCATCGTGTCCAGTTCCGATGTTGCTACCGCTTGGCAGTTCGCACAAGGTTCACAGATGAACCCGCTGCGTAATGAGCTTGGTACTGTGGCATCTGGCTACACCATGTTCCGCTTCGGTAACACTGACATCATCCTGTACGAAGACACTTTCCAAGACAAGGAAGGTAACGTAATCACTCCGCTTGCTACTGATGCTGGCGTTATGGTTCCGCGTACTGAACTTGGTCGCGCTTGGTTCGGCCCTGCTTCTACCCTGTCTGCTCTGGGTACTCCGGGTAGCCGTCGTTTCGCACAGACCTACCGCGACCCGAAAGACCGTTACATTGAAGTAGAATCCGAACAGAACGTTCTCCTGCTGGCTGAACAGTTTGGTGCTACTGTGGAACTGTCCATCGGTGTTTAACACAATAATCTAGATGTAACCTACAGGGGCTTGGCTGATTAGTCAGCCCCTTTTTTGTTTCTTATTACTTATGAATCTAAAGAGGATTATAGTTATGACTGAAAAGAATAGCTTTAAGAATAAACACAAGCCTGTTACGAGTCCAGGCAGGAAGAAGAAGGAAAAGATTGAGGCACCTAAAGCTACACGGAACAGGGTTGATGGACGAAAGGAGAATAGGAAGGTATTTAATTATACGTTCCATTTCTCTCAGGAAGAACTTGAAGAAATCCCTATTTATTGCCCCCTGAGTATTAAACAAGAGAAGTACCTTCAAGATGAAGAGCATGACATCATAGTTTGGGGTGGGGCGGCAGCAGCGGGTAAGACCCAGTTAAGTCTCCTACGCATCCTTCTGGCTGGGATGTGGGACAAGGACTATGTTTCAGCAATCGCTCGTAAGTCTCAACGACAGATGAAGCAGGCTGGTTCACTGTGGTCAACTGGATGTAAACTCTTCGCACCTTATGGGATTGTCTCGAACAAGATTGACCTTACATGGACTTTTCCCAATGGGGCTGAGGCGAAATGTCACCACCTCGACAAGAACCAAGATGACTGGCAGGGGGTACAAGCCACAGAATTCTTGGTAGATGAGGCACAACAATGCCTTGAAGAAGACGTATGGTATTTGACCAGTAGGATGCGCAGCCAGTCTAAACGAAAACACCAACTGAGATTGACCTGTAACCCTTTGAACAGTTCCTTCCTGTGTAAGTGGCTGGTTAAGGCTGGTTATATAGGCGAGGACGGGCTGCCTCTCAAGCACATGGATGGCCAGACCACCTACATGCTGGAAGTTAATGG